CATTCTCTGCACTTTCTATTACTCTAAATGTACCATTTGTAGTTAAAGTACCTATTGGTGCTGATGCGATTGTTACATTATGTTTAGTAGTACCTACTCTGAATCCATGGTTGTCTTTTATAGATGCGGTCATTGGATAAACAGAACCACTTAAGTTATTTTTTGGTTGTACTAAATAAGTATCACCAGATTTGTATGCGTTTAATTGACCACTTGGGTCTGTAAAAGTAAATGAGTTATGATTTAATGTATCACTTTCTGCATCTGTAAATGATATTGTTGTAATTGTACTACCACTTCTTGCACCATTTGTATTTAAGTTTGCAGATGTGTTACTGAAACTTGGAACAGGTGCGTTATTGATAACAACTGCGATATTTTGATTTACATATTGTTTAGTTGTTTCAAATCCATGTTCTGATGCCGTTAGTTCTACTGCAATTGTACTTCCACTTGAATATGCCGAACCACTTAGGTTACTTGCTAACCTTAAAGTAGTACTTGAACCTGTTGTTGCAGATAATCCAATTAAATTACCTGTTGATTTGATTTCCCATCGTTGAGATACGCCTGACGACCATAATGCACTTGTACCTGTTCTACCATTTGAACCTATTTTTATTTCATTACCACTCGTTGCGGATTCTATGATATATAAATTATCCCAATTGTCCTCAATTGAAGTTGCAGCGTCATCTGCGATGTTAATTCTAATCAAACCTGTATCGGATGTTGAATTAAATGCGTCTTTTACTGTTACTTGATAAAAATATCTGTTTGCTACATCAGAATTTAGATAAACTCCATTCTTTCTTGTTACTGCACCTGCAGAACTACATTGGAATGGGTCTGAGTGTGGGTCATATAATGAATTACCACCTAAAGATGATGTAATATTTGAACCACCATCCAAATTTGCCTCTTTTAGCGTAAAGTTACTAAATGTTATTGTATCACCTGTTGGGTCTGTTGCAGTTATTGAACCTACACTTGCACCATTTGCACTATTTTCATTGATACTTCCTAATGTTTGGTCATTTACTGTTGGACCAACATTGTCAACTACTGCTATTTGGAATGGTAAGTATGCAATTGCTGCAGTATCATCACCACTTTGATAGTGTTCGTCACTTGCAGTTAAAACTAACTCATATTTTGGAGTAGTTTCGTAATCTAATGACGCCGTTGTTTGATTTAACTGAACATATGTACTTGCTTTAGTAAATGTGAACCCACTTGGTACTGAACCACTTCCTATTGTTATAGTATCACTTTCATCATCAGTAAAATATACTCTAACTTTGTTATTTCCTGCAGTTGAGTTCTCATTTAGTGATTGTGTAAATGTAGTTACTACTGAACCACCGACTGATGTTTGTCTCCATTTAGGAGCGGTATTAGGAGTTACCCTAATGTATATTGTTTTTGAACCAACACCACTAAATGTATCTACTGCCTCTACTAAGAAAGGATGTGAACCACTACCTGGTGTACTATCAGTATTTAAAGATGATGTTGATTTAGTATTTAGAGTTACTGCACCTGCCGATGATATTCTAAACTTATCAGCGGTATATGCACTTGCAGTTCTAAATGTAATTGATTGTCCCTCTGCGTCTGTTGCGGCAACTGTACCAACTGATGAACCACTTACTACAAACTCACCTATTGTAAATCCATTAGTTGTGATTGAAGGTACTGTATTTGGGAAAAATACCTTTTCTATGAATTGTGACAATGAACCACTTGTACCTGCGTTGGTGTTATAAACTCCTGCAGGTAGATTTGTATTAGATATTACTCTGTTTCCGTCAAAGATTGTAAATCCTGATGCGAATGATGCGGTTGCAACTGACATAGAACTTGTTTGACTATTTGAAATCGCAGAACCTGTAAAAGTATTTAATGCGTTTATACTTACTTGAGCCGAACCTGTAAAGTTATTTAATGGTACTATGTTAGTTGCACCACCACCGCCACCACCGAAACCTAATGCCGATATTTGTGCTGAACTACTAATAGTTCCTGACGGAACTGAAGTTAGATATGAACTTGTAGCCGCGTTTAATGCGTTTATACTTGTCTGTGCTGAACCTGTAAAGTTATTTAGTGGTACTATGTTGGTTGAACCACCACCGCCACCAGATGAACCTGTGTTTGCATTATCTATATAGATAACACCACCCATGTTTGCGTGAGCAGTACATTGATAATATAAAACTCTTGGTGAATCGAATTGTACATCCCAAAGTAATGTTCCGTTTGAAACATCATTGTTAGTTATACCATCATTATATATAGAACCTGCCGAACCATTTGGAGTTGATTGAATCCTAAATGGATGTGCACCCATGTTATTTATAAATTTATATTTTTGACCTCTCATTAAATAAAGAGTTGGGTCATTTTCTGCACCTGTTAAACCTGGACCTCTAAATGTATAATGACTTGCACCATCTGCACCCAATGTCCATTGTGCAGTATAATTACTTAACTCTGCTACTGATGCCGAATCAACACTTGTTATTGAAGAAGATATCAATCCACTTGGTAATTGTGCCGATGAAGATAATATACCACTTGGTAATTGTGCCGATGAAGATAATATACCACTTGGTAATTGTGCTGAACTTGAAACAAGTCCACTTGGTAATTGTGCTGAGCTTGAAACAAGCCCACTTGGTAATTGTGCTGAACTACTTATAGTCCCACTTGGAACTGAACCACCACCACTTGAACCTGTATTAATTGTTACAGTAATTGCATTACCTGAATTTGTTGCGGTAACTGCGTTACCTACAAAATCAAAACTACGAACTATTTTACTTAATGGAGTTCCTTCGTTTGATGCAGTTATGTTTAATCCAGCTCCACCACCACCACCGCCTGCGAGTGTTGATAAATCTACTGAATTTCCACCTGAAATACTTAATGCGTTTGTACCATCATTAAATGATAGTGTCTGTGCTGAACCTGTATCGTCTGTTGCGGTCTCTAAAGTAGTTAATCTTGTACCAATTGATGATGATACAGATGGAAATGTTGTTTCTCTAAAATTAGTATTTGCAGTTATTGAATTTTTTTGAAAAGCCGTTATAGTTGTCGGTCTGTTTAATATTGAATTATATTGAACTTGGTTAGAACCAGATAGAGTACCAGCTGGTAAACTTGCTGCTATTTGCGCAGATGATGAGACAACACCATTAGATGCCGTTATATCCCCAAAAAATGACCCGCTGAATGAACCTGTGAAATCAAATGCCAATTTTATATCTCCAATTAAATACTTTTACCTATATAAATAGTTTATTATTTTCTAAAAATTATCTTAATCAAATGAAAATAACAATTTTAAAACTTCATCTAAAGATTCGTGTCTATGATTGTCCTTTAGATTTACATTAAATACATATTCAGATTCCTTTAATTTATGTACTTCATGTACCGCAGAATCGTTTGCAAATTTCAAATCGATTTGTTGTGGGTCACCACATAACATCATCGTGGATTTTTTACCCAATCTACCTAATACCATAGCCAATTGTTGTTTGGTAAGATTTTGAAACTCATCTACTATAACTATTGAATTATCAAAAGTTCTTCCACGAAAATGTGATAGAGATACTAATTCTATATTTTCATCACTTTCCATCTTCTGTAAAATGTTTGGTTTGTTGTAAACTTTTCTCATATTAGAACGAATTGGAACTAACCAGGGTTCCATTTTCTCATCCAATGAGCCAGGAAGGAATCCATTGTCTTCATTTGATATGGTAGGTCTTGTAATAACTATTTTGTTTACTTCTCGTTTAAAAAAACAATCCAATGCAATTTGTACTGCCAATAATGTTTTACCACTACCTGCTTTACCTAAAATAAAATTAAATGGATGATTTCTAATTTCTGCTTTTGCGAGTTTTTGTTCTTCAGAAAGGGTAATTGAGAATCTAACATTTCCCTTCGGAGCCCGCTTAGTAATGTTTTCTGCCATAGACAATCCTTTTGTGATTTATAATAAATATGAGTTGGCATAAAAAAAGGGTGACCGAAGCCACCCTTAATTTAATGATAATTAGATATCTAATAATTATCCAATTACTTCAAGTCCATGTACAAGAACCTTACCATAGAACTCACCTCTTACCATTTGTTTAGCGTATCTTGTCATTACACCTTTTCTTGGTTGGAAGTTAGTTGGGTCATATACAAGTGGAGTCATGATTAATGGAATATACGGAGCGTATACAGCACCTGTTTCTAGGAACTGAGAACCTTTAAATCCAAGAAGAATCACATTCTCTTTCATGTATGGGTTTTTGTAAACTTGGTATCTGTTAGCAAAAGAACCTACTTGGCTTACACCAAATGCGAACTGAGCTTGCTCACCTGTACCATTTCCATGGAATCCTGGAATTGACTCAAGGATAGTAGCTACATCAGGAGATACTACCATGAAGTTTGCTCCACCTCTCATAGTCTTCGCGTGGATTTGGTTAGAGACTCTTTGTAACTGAGTACCTAAAGTCTGGAACCATTGTTGTTGAGTATATCTCTCAACTGCTGCGTTAAGACCACTTGATGTGAATCCTGCACCATTCCAAGAGTATCCGATTCTTGCAGACCAGTAACCCGTAGTTAATGCATTTTCTAATAACATATCTAAGATTTCTAAGTCAATCTCTTGTGAGATGTACTCAGATAACATAGAAGTTAATTCAGCTTCAGCGTCAATTGAGTGGTATGCGTTTAAATCTTGTGCGAACTCAGGCGTCCATTGTGCTTTCAACTTTCTTGTCTTAGCTACGATTGGAACACTTCTAAGTTCAACATTCAATTCTGGAATACCTAAATCAGAACCACCAGCTGAAGTATCTTCAAAGTCACCTCTTGTAATGTCAGTAGGTTGTTTTTGATACTTAACAACTAATTGGTCAAGAATTGCACCTGATACCATTCTTACGATTGCAGTAATACTGTCTGACCCATCATACTTAGTAAATTGTGGGTAAACTTCAGCAACACCAGAACCAGAGATACTATATGCTCTAACACCTTCTAAATCAGGGTTAGTTAAGTTACCTTTGTGGATTGTTACTTTTCTGATTAATGCACCATGTCCAGCACTAGCGATAGATGCTGAGAATGAAGTATCATAATCGAAATCAGCACCACCAGTATTTAAGTTTACTGACGCAGATGCGAACACATTAGCCCCACCGGAGTTAGCATCAGTAGCAGATGCTCCGATAGATTGTGCAGCAGATGCAGTTTCGTTGATTGAATAACCAAATCTACCAGAACCGTAAAGACCTTCACTTGCCTCACTTGCAGTTTCAGTAATACCGAATACTGAGTCAGTTTGTGAATCTTTTCCAGCACCTGTTTGGAAATTTGGTTGTGCAGTACCATACTTAAAGTCTAAGTAAAATACAAGACCAGATGGTAAGTTCATTGGTTGTACAGAAACGAATTCTTTAGCAGCGATTTCGCTGAAAATTCTTCTAACCAATGGAAGTGCTACACCTGCCCACTCTTCAGAGTTTGCAGAAGTACCAGTTGAAGAAGCCTCTTTTACTAATTCTCTAGCTTGGTTCTCAAGTAGAGTAGCAATAGAACTTCTCTCGAAATCAGACTCGATACCTTCTAAAAGGCCAGTCTTTTCCCACTTAGATACAAGACCTTTTGACTCTTCAGACATTTTTCTTGTATACCCAGCGGACTCGTTTAATAATGAATTTGTATCCATTGTTTCTTCCTCTATTTTTTAAATTATTTTATTAATCCTGCTAACTTCTTAAATCTGTTAGCAACTTCGTTACCTTCAGAGATTATTCCCTTGCTAGGTGCAGTACTTGCAGTTGGTTTAGAAGCGATTCCTTCTTTAACAACAGTTTTCTTTTTTCTTGCAACATTTAAGTTTTCACCTAATGTAGCAAAAACAAGCTTAACTTCTCTTAAGTTTGCAGCTCTATCAAAGTTCTCGATAACTTTAACTTTTTGTGACTCATTCAAATCAAAAGTTCTGAATAGTTTGTTAGTATAAAGTAATTTAGCATTCAATAAGTTTACTTCGTTGATTGTTCCTCTTAAAGATTCGATAGTTGCGTATGCCTCTTTCAATTCTTCTTCGTAAGTTTCATCAGCTTTTTCTTCTTCGTCTACTTCATTTTCTTCTACTTCTTCTTCAGATACTTCTTCTTCTTCAGATACTTCTTCTTCGTCTGCCATTTCTTTTAAAGTTTCAATGATTTCGTCAATGTTTAACTCGTCATCGTTTTCAACATCAGATGAATCAGATGCGTCATCAGATGGTTCAGCGTTTTCGCCATCACCAATATCAGATGAGTCTAGTTCTTCTTTTACTTCTTCTTCCTCGTCAACTTCGTCTTCCTCGTTGATTGAAGCCTCTAATTCTTTGATTACAGATTCTAAGTCAAGTTCTTCTTCCATGTCTTCTTCATCCATCTCTTCACCTTCGTAAGTTTCGTCTGCAGGACCTTCTTCTTTTTCTTCTTCGTCATGCATTTCGTCTTCGTGTGAATCGACTTCTGAGTCAATCATGTCTTCGACTTCTTCTTTTTCCTCTGAATCTAATTCTTCGTCAGCTTTTTCCTCTTCGGAAACTTCCTCTTCGTTAGCCTCTTCTTCAGACATATCTTCCTCAGATACTTCCTCTTCTTCGTCCATATCTTCTTCAGATACTTCTTCTTCAGATTTCATTTCTTCGTCAGAGTTTTCCATTTCATTGTGAGAAGTTTCTTCAACTTCTTCCTCGTCCATGTCTTCTTCGTCTAATTCTTCAGCTATCTTATGAGAAAGCATTGATTGAAGTTTTGGAGTGAAGGCTTCTTCTAAGGCCATTTTTGCGTTTGCTAATGCAGTTTCTTTTACTGCCTTTGCGTCAGCGATAGCCTCTTTTAATAAATCAGATTTAGCCATTTCTGTCTCTCCTTAATTAAATTTTGGATAATAAGATTATTGGGAATCTTAATAACGATTGTTATTATAAAAATAAGTGACCACACATTGAGGTGTGGTATTGTTTACGACAATAAATATGGTAAAACTTTCTAAAACGATAAAGTGTTTGCCATTTAATTTTGCTCTCTTAATCTTCGTATATATTCTTTACGGATAGCATCTTGTTTTTGTTTCCTTCTAACCGCTGATGGTTTGATATACTCTCGTCTATCTTTTACCTCTTGTAAGATGCCTGATTCTTTGACCTGTCGTTTCCAAAACTTAAGTGCGGCTTCTAAATTACCATTTACCACTTTTGCAGCTCTGTATCTGCCAGGAATAATCATTTCCTCTTTTCTTACTTTTTTGTATTTCTTTGTCATATATTAAAGATTAAGTATTTGTAAATAAATATTAAAAAAAAGTTAATCAAAATAGTTTTTGTCAACTTCTTTTATCCAACTTGTATCCCAAAAGGTTCTATCAGGTTTTCCAACAGTTTCATCTACTGCTTTCATTAAACCACTCCATTCAGGAATATAATCGTGTCCTGCAATTATACCATTAGATTTTAGTTTAGGTAAAAATAAATTTATATCTTTTAATACATCTTCATATTCATGCGATGCATCAATGTATAAAAAATCATATGAACCATTTTTAAATTTATCTGCTATGTTATAACTAAAATCTTTGTGAAGGGTAATGTTGTCAAAATGTCTTGTGTTCGTTTTAAATTCATCATATACAATATCCCAGTTAATTGCAAACATATCATTAAACTCTTCGTAACCACTAAATGGTTCTATACAATGTATCTCAGTAAAAATGTTTGAACTTGCAAACATCATTGTAGACTCACCCATATATGAACCTATCTCAATCATCTTCAGATTTTCCATATCACCACGATTCCAAAAAATTTCATGTATATGGGTAAGCATATGTGCTACTCCAATAAACTGATGGTTTGTTCTTTTTTCACCCAACCAATGTTTTGGATAATTAAATCTAAGAGTAGGTTTCAAATCTTTCATAATAAAATCCCTCTTGAAAATCTTTTCCTATTGGTCTATCAGAGTATACACATAGATACGCTCTTCTTGGTTTATCTGTTTTATTTTTCCCTGACTTATGTAGTGTATTTCCATTCATTAACAATACATCACCTTTTTCAGGAAACAATGATATCCATTCATCATTATCGTAGACTTGTATAAACCCATTTTCTGGTGTAAAATCATCAAGAACTAACATACAATTAATTGTAAGTAAACTTTCATCAAAAGGATATGGCCCATACTGATTATCACGATGTGGTTCAAAGTCAAAGTTTTCATATGGTTCTTTGACTACGATTTGGTCATTAAATAAAAATGGATTTGGAATGTGTGGAGTTATGATATCATACATAAACTTTGATGTGTAAATATCAAATAATTTTTTGTTTTCTAAACCAGACATCGCCTCACATTTAGATGCCATGTCTAATCCCTTCCAATAAATACCTGAACCATAAAGTTTAGAAGTTCCTTCTAATGGTTTGATTATCTCTTTTACTTTTAAAGTGTAGTGTTGTAAATACTCTATTACTTGTTGAGGTATTTTGTTTTTTTGTAACTGATATTTCAATTATATAAATTTAGAGGGTTATGATGATAAGTCATCAACTTTTTCTTTGAAATCAACAAATGCTTTTGCAAATGCTTTTTTTGTCTTAGGGTCTAACTTGTTAATATTCTTAAGTGCTTTCTTATACATGATAGAAAGGTCTACTGATATGTCCTGTAAGATTTCTGCTTTGTCCATTACTTTACTTTACCACTTCTTTGCAACTCTTCTGCTGCACCTATTACATAACGCAATGCAGTTCCAAGGTCTCTGTTCATATATTTAGCAATCTTTCTAACTGCCATCATCACGATTCTTTTTTCTTCAGTAGAGTATCCTTCTTTTACGATAGGTTCTTCACTTACTGATTCACCTAATGCGTTTGCAACAGGAGTAAATCTATCGTAACCTTTTTTAGAAAAGAATTTTTTACTTTTATAAAGGTCCATTAATTTATCAACAACAGGTTGTTTAATAAGATGAATATTTTTAGGAGTCAAAGTTGTTGGCACCATTCCTAAAAAGTTAACTGCTGAAGATAGTGTATACTTTTCACCATCCGATAAACCTTTTATTTTGTCTGAAAGATTTTCGTTAACAACACTTTTATTTTCGTTTAGTATGTTTTTTAACTTAATCATTTTATTAGGTCCTTTAATTTCATTGACTTAGATTCGTTAGTAAATTTCTTGGCATTTTCTTTATCTTTTTTGTCAACACCTTTTACAGGATATTTTTTTCCATCTACTTCAAATTCATTTTCGCCTTTAGCAATTGCTTTAGCTCTTTCAGCGCCAAATTCGTTTCCTTCTTTAATTTCATAATATTTCGAAAGTACTTCACCGATTTCATCATAAGTGGACTCCAATCTCTTTTGGAATACTTTAAAAGATTCGTTCATGGATTTCATATGTCTATTAACTGTAACTCTATCAAACCAATCACCTGTCTCTTCAAGTGTTACTTTGTTTGCGTTTTCAACAATACCTTTAATAGCAGTATATGTTTCCATAAGGTCACCATTACGATAAATTGTTTCACCAAATTTTTTATATGCAGATACGGCTTCAAGAAAAGCTTTCTTCTCTTCAGAAGTCATTCTTTTTTCTTCCTCTTCTTCACCGATGTTTAATCTTTTATAAGACTTAGTTGATTCGTTTAATAAGTTTTTTAATTTCATAATTATTCCCTATCTAAAAACATTCACAATAACCACCAACTTCACAGATGATGTCTCTCATGATACCTTGTGCTTTGTTATATCTATAAGTATCCTGTTTTCTTTCAATACCTTCTTTTAATACACCTTCATTTTTTGGTGACATAAATGCCCCATGAGTTGAAGGGTTGGATACAAAGTCCCAACAAATTAGTTCAAAGTCATTTTCTACTGCAACAGTTCCATCTTCACTAATCTGTTTTACTGAACCCATACCTCTTGATGAAATACCAACCGTACATCCTGCGTTGATTATTTCTTGTAATATTTTTCCAGTTGGTGTGTTTAAAATCTCTACTGTACCAACCACATCGTCACCACGCCATTTTACATCTCTTACAATATGAGATGTATTTTTTAATTCTACTACTGAAGACTCTGGATGGTCAAGTTCACCATATGCTCTATTCTCGGCAATTTCTCTACCAAGATATTTGGTAACTTCTCGTTTAAGAATATCTTTTGGATAGACTCTACCATTTTGATTTTTAGCATTTGCTCTTTGAAGAACACCATTAACTAAAAATCTACCATGTTGATTTTTTGCCTCTTTCAACATAGTAGGAGTTACTTCAAATACCATTGTGTCAATAAGTAATTCTTTCATCTAGCCTTCCCATTGTTTTTTCTTACGATATAAATCAAAGAATACTCTTGCTAATTCATGTCGAATTAGTTTTCTGATTTGTTGGATGTCACTTACTTCCAACTCCTCTTTTAAGGTCATCTTTTTATTTTCATTACATCCACAAGACATATTATGCGCTCAGTTCTTTTAGTTGTCGTGCAACTTTTAACATTCTTTCAGAAATTTTTCCAAATCTTTTTTGAGTGGATTTCCAATATTGTCCATTGTGAACTCCCATCTCAGTTTTAAGTTTAGAGTTTTGATTTACAATCTTAGTTATTTCCCACATCAATCTATTAATCTCTTTGATTGAGTTGTTTACTTTCTGATGAGCTTTCATTGAGTCATCTCTTTTGTAATCACGATAACTTGCTTCAATCAAACTTTCTAATTTTTTTTCTAACTTAGATTCAACCGATTCCATTTTTTTAATATTCTTGTTTGTCTTCTTAGATTTCTTATATCCGAATACTTCTATATGGTCGTTGTCTAAATCGTCTTCTGATTTAGCAAATGCGTAAGGAGTTTTTGGTGGACCTGCTCCACCATCTAAATTACCTGTAACATTTGCTTCGTCCTTAGTCTCTTCTTCCTCTTCTTCTTGTCCAAGTAGAACAGTTTTCTTTTCTTCTAATTCTTCGAATCTTTTGTCGAGTTGTTCAAGTAAAAATTTAGACATTATTTTCTCCTTAGTTCTTCTAATAGTTGGTTATATCTTAAAAGAGCCAAAATCTGATTCTCGTTTACTACTTTGTGCTTAGTTAACTCTCTTATCAGATTAATAGTTTCATTTAATTTTATTTGAGTAACTTTATCATTAATTTTAATTGACTTTAGTTCTCTTTTTAATCTAGCTACTTCAGAAACAACAAATTTTCTTAAGTTACCTGAATTATCAATGTTATTGATGTAATTCTTTAGTATAACTTTTTGTGATTCTGATAAACTTGAATATTTTGAGTTAAATGAATCTACCAAGAACTTATATGCTAATAATCTGACCTCTTTTGGTTGTTTAGCATACTCTTTATTTGAAGTGTCTTCTTTTATCACAACTTTATCTGTTGTAATTGCTTCAAATATTGTACTTTTACATTCAACATACTCTTTTGGTGAATTTGATTCTGTATGTTCAAATAATTTGTATGCTGATGCCAATTCTTTGTAATTATTAACTCTATATTTAAAGAAGTCCTCAATTATATAAGAATCTTTTATTGATTTAATCAAATTATATTTTTCTCTCTTAAGATTTGTTTCATTTAACTTAGCTCGTTCTTTTAAAACTATATTTAAAAACTCTTGTGCTTTATATTGTGAATCAAAGTTCTCTTTTGTAAGAGCTTGATACAATTTTAATTCCGTAGCAAGTTGAGAACCTTTTCTAAAGTGTTTTTTTATAATTTGAGTTGCATAGCAGGGTTTATCTGACAATGTATCAGAGGCAATCTGTCGAACTAATAGTTCAAAGATAATACCTGTGTTTTTAAATTTACTATGTTTTAATTTGCTCATATCTAATGCCTTGTTACTAACAACTACAATATAAATATCTAAAAAATAACTAAATCGTGTCGTCTATTAAATTCTTCTCATCTAAAAGTCCACCCTCATCATTAATTTGGGTATCATCTTTCAAAGATTCTAAGATAACCTTCTTAGTTTTTTTCTTCATTCTACTTAATGACTTGTTTAACGCTTCAGCTTGTTCATATGCTAAAGGTGAAATCTTATGTTTATCATAAGTGGTTTCTGGTTTGCCAGCTCTTCTATTAGATTTATTACCTAATGGGTCTCTACCAAACGGATTTTTATCAGTTTTATAAGTACCTGCTTTTGGTGGTCTTCCTGCACCATCAAACCCACCCTCGGGTGCGCCGGGTTCACTTGGAACGCCTGAATTTCCGTACTCATTCTGTGATTCATCGTTATTTTCACCACTTTGTTGCAATACTGCCAAATCGTGTGGAGTACCAAATGATTCACCTGATTTTATTGGGTCATTTCCTTCGGATTCAATCTGTTCATGTCTAAATCCAAGTTTTAAGTCACCAATAACTTTACCTTGTTCTAATTTCCACTCATCATCGGACATATTAAAGATGTTTTTGTATACCCATTCTTGAGATACCATCTTAAGGTCTTTTAAGTCACTTGCCAACCTTGTTTTTTCAGTCCAAAGATTTGCTTTTTCTTGTTCATATATAATTGATGGGTTTGTTAACTCTAATTCAAAGTTAACTAAGTCAGCATTTTCGTATCCTTGTGAGTATAAATGGATAATAGCAATCTTTGTTAATTCAGAAAGGATAATTTTTTGTAATCTTTCAACAGTTCTTGCGAATCTGATATCCTCTTGTGCTAATGTTGCTTTACCTTCAACACCTTCTTCGTATCCAATGAATGCTTTTGGAACTTTAAGTGCTGCCATCATTCTATTTCTTAGATATTCGATATCATCGATACCACCAAATTCCATTCCTTGTAAAGAATCAATCTCAGTACCACTTTGACCACCTCTTACAGGTAGATAATAGTCTTCTAACATATTCATTAAGTTAAACTTAAGATTGTAGTCACCTGTATTTTGGTCTAAGTAAGGAACTTTCTTCATTTGGTCAATAATACTTCTCATGTGATTATCAACTTCACTTGGTGGAATGTTACCTACATCGATTTTGAAGATTCTTTTTTCAGGAGCTCTCATGATTCTGTGAATCATCATTGCGTCTTCCATAAGAGTTAATTGTTTCCAAGTTTTTCGTGCACCTTCTAATAGTGAACGACCATATGGAAGGAAGTTTGTATCAGACATTAGTCTAAAGTGTGCAATTTGGTAAAATTCGAATAAGTCTTCTTTTTTATTTGATGCAGCACCATGTGCAGCACCCGCCGCTCCCAATTTGAATCTTACTTCATATGGGTTCGCAGGATTAAAACCTTCTTCTCTTTCTACTTCATATGCTGATAGTGGTGATACATTGACAATTCCAACACCTTCTTCTATATCAAGGTGTAAAAAGTAATCACCATATTTGTTCATACCTCTAATCCAAGACCAAAGATTAAATTCAATGTTTAATACATCATAAAAAAGGTTGTGTAATATCTTTTTTACATTTTCATCATTGGTTTTGATTCTCAGTACATCACCCATGTCATTTTTTAGGGTACATTCGTCTGAGTAAATATCTAATACAGATGCGATGATTGAATCTTTATCCATCGCTTCATAATCTGTATATAATTCTAATTTATTTGAATGGTAGTTGAATTGATTATTATAGGTTTCCCAATGTTTTCTTGTGGTATGTAATCTACCAAACCTATCATAATAAGATGAACTCCTCAAGTTACCCTGTGATTGTAGTCTTTGAGTATCGATAGCTTGGGTATTACCTCTACCTATCCTACGAACAACAACCTGAGTGTTGAATAATTTCTTTAATCTACCAAATAGTGATTTATCTGCCATAATTATGTTTTCTAATTATAATGTATACTTCTACAATCTATAAATATACAAAAAAAATAGTTTATTTCCAAATTTTATAGTAACCAAGTTAAATCTTGTTCATTACCATGTACATCTTTCTGTTTCCAAGGGTCTCTACCAAGGTTTCTGTTGCTATAAACACCTGGTTGATTCCTTTTAATATGGGTTAATGTTGTTCTTGTTAGGTCCATTCCTTGTTGTCTTAATTTCAATGCAGTATCTCTAACCCAAAGACCTGTTGAAAATGATATTACCAAGTCATCATTGTATCCTCGTTGTGCCTCTGCTCGGGATCCTGACCAAATGAACACGAATAATTCATCAATTAATCTTTTTGAACGAATTACAGGCGTTCTTTCTCTCATATATGTATCTAACTTAGATATAACAAGCGGTCTTGTTCTTGATGTCATAGAAAAACCAGGCACCATGTCGTCTTTTCTTTTTAAATCAAAACCTTTTCTAAGATGAATGTCCTCATCTATATAACCTAAGTCTCTATATGAGTAATATAAGTTCGTATAGTTTCTATCAATAACCTCTTGTATTACTGCCCAACCAATATTTGCGTTTTCAATCACAAGTAATGCGTTGTTCCAATCAGTTGCAACTGAGGTTAAGAATGCACCATATTGTTTTGTTTCAATTTTACCTTTATATTCAGCAACTTGTTCCACACTCTCGACATCAAAAACATGAAACGCAGAATAGTCAGTAGAATCCCCACGAGCAACATCAGCCACAACAACATAGTCACGAGAGTAATTAGGATAATCCCATAACCAATAGTTACCATCAAAACCTCTTTTTTCAATAGGGTCTTTAACATGCGTCTCTTCATACCATTTTAATGTTGAACCTTCGACAACTGTATAACCTGATGATATAAAGTCACAATCACATTCTTGTGCTGCACCCTTTTCACCTAATAATTTTGTCTGTTGGTCTCTCCAACTTTGGTCTCTTTCAGGATGAACTGACCAATGTAGTTCTATCGGATTCCATTGTTCACCACTTTGACCTTGTAACCATATTTTATGAAACCAATTACCAACACCATTTGGAGTTGATAAAACTATTGCACCACCACCAGTTGATAATGTTGATTGTGATGAAGTCCAAATGTCTTCTACATTATCAATGAATGCCGCCTCATCAATTACAAGTAAAGATAATGCTTCAGAACGACCAGCATCACCTGCGGCAGATGTTGCTTTGATTTGTGAACCATTCTTTAATCTTAATGATAGTTTATTATCTTCTTCTGTATTACCTCTTAGCCACGATGGTAAGTTTTGATGCATGAATCTAACTTTAGTAACTAAGTTTTTTGCAACCTCTTGTTTAGTTGCGATTACTAAAACATTCTTGTCTTCATGAAACAACATAAGCCAGAGTGAGTATCCGGCTGATAGTGTTGATATACCTAATTGTCTTGATTTTAAAATTACATTGAATCTGTTTTCAGATACTGCGTCCATCAAGTCTTCTTGAAAATCGTAAAGATTAAAAAGAATTTTTCCACGAGATGGGTGTTGAATGTAACAATACTTTCTGAAAAAGTATACGGGGTCTTTAGCACATTTAATGTACTCTTCTTTTATGATTTGTTTGATATTCTTCGCCATACATCTACTTTTTATCCCTGTCTTTCCTAAAGGAAATTTTCCAATACATTCTTCCGATAACGATTGGTTGGAAATCTTGATTAACACCCAAACCTAATCCGTATACATTATCTTTTTTAGATTTGTATAACAGGTCTCCTGATAAGAAGTTTATTTGTGATTTGTTACCACCGACACTTACCCCACCAAACAATTTTGCTTGGTTAAGGTAAATATCATTTGTGATGGTTGTGGTGGGTATTAATACTTGGGAGTCAAAGTTTCTGCTAAATATCTTATTTTGAGTAATGGTGTCCACAATAGTAATATAACCCAATGAGTCTAACTTTAAAGTATCTTTATAAACATACTTGCTATAATAGTCCTTTAAAATCTCAAGGGTATCAATTTTTGATTTTAATACTATTGTATCTGTTACAGTTTTTGTTTCAATTCTCGTAGTGTATTTTGGTACATAAACTTTTTTCTCTACTGTTAAAGTGTCATATCTTGTTTCTATTTTTGTGACAACTCTTTCAGTAGGAATAGTTTCACCACCACCGCAAGTTCTTAAAAAAAGTAATATACAGAGGACAATGATTATTAAATTTTGGAGCTTAGTTCCAGCATTTTTAAATAGTCCCATTACTATGTACTCCTATGAGTTTATTTTTTTGTTGTTTTTCTTCTAGGTTTTCTACCTCTTCTGGTTTTACCTTTTGCAGCAGATACAACATCTTTTGTTTGTTTACCGACTTCTTTTACTGCGTCAGCAACATCACCGAGTTCTTCTTTTACTCGTTTTGCTCTTCTTTTTACTTCTTTAGCAACTTCCTTAGCGTCTTCAACTGCGTCTTCAACCTCATCAGGAATAAAGTCACCATCTCTGTCATTAATTTTTCCTTGCTTGTAAAAATAATAGTATACACCTGCTCCAACAAGTAGTACACCTAAAATAATTAAGAATGTAGTCATAATTTGTCCGTTTTTTGATTATTAATTAAACTTTGATTACTAATATAAATATGTAAATAATTTTAATTAGTAGTTTTTGGTATTTCTCTGCAGTATTCTTTTAATTTTTCCAAAACATCAACCCACTCATCTTTCCCAAGATATTTAATAAATTCATCATTTGTACTAATTAAACTGTTTTTTAATCTATCCCACTCTTCAAACAATTTTTGATTGTTTTCTTCAGTAGCTTGTTCAAAAAACTTTTTTGCACCCCATAAATGAAATAGTTGTGTTGAAATTTCTTCATAAAGTTTATCAGTAGGTGCATTATACATTTGATGTTCAAACCCAAGTGGGAATGATAATGCTCTTGTTAATGATTGAGATATAAATCCGTTTCCTCTTGGTACACCTTTTTCGTTATATTCTTGTTGTTTGATTAACGCTGATAGTAACCATTGTTCTATTGTAATTTGGTCGCCTGTATCTTCATCTTTTCCATTTTCTTTTGTTATAACAGATTTACCCAATTCAGTATAACCACCTTCATTATCTAATACAAATTCAAAGTATGCATCCGTGTAGTCTCTTAAAAAATCCATATCATTAAAAGCGACTGCTGCACAATTAAGTGGAAATGAATTTTTAAAAGACTCAAGGTCATAGTCAGTCCATTCAAAACCTTCTGGTTTATTTAGAAAAGTTGGAAATGGATATGAAGTTGGTGATTCTGTATGTAATGCAGAAACATTAACAGTTGCAAATACATCATCTGTAAGGTTGTGTAATACTAAATCTGTATCGATTATACAAAATGGTTCTTCTTGGTGTTTCATTACCCAAATTTTAGGTGAAGACCAAAATCTTTTTGATATTCTGTCACTTGGGTATGACTCAAGAACCTCTGTGTTTACTTCATCATATATTGTATCTAATCCAAATTTTTTATATTCAGACAAAGTGTATTCATCTACATACAATACAATTTTTGATTTTGTTGATACCTTAAGTTTTAAAACACTAAGTAGTTGTGTTAATAGTTCTAAATCGTTGAAAGATTTACCCTCATCGAGTTTATACGCGTGGATATACTTCATAACTTTTTGTTTTGTTTATATATAAATATTAAAATAAATTTAATGAATTACCAAGTTCTACAAGCCCAATATCTTGCCTTGTGTCTTGGACCAGGATTGTCACAATTATGTCTTGACCTAAATGCTTTTCTTCTTGCAGGGTCAGACTTTTTGATTCTCATGGTTTTTTCACCACCTTTACCTTTGTGACCAAAGTTTACTTTTACTACATTACCTTTTGGATTCTTAACATAGACTTTAAACTTTTTAACATCACCTTGCATTATCTTACCAAGTTTAACATCTCTACCTTGATACTCTGCTTCAGTCACAGTAGGGTTTAATGCGTAAGGGTCTTTTACATATTCTCTCATGAATTCTATAAACTCTTTGACATCTTGGTAATTTTCTACATCATATTCTTCGATTGATTCTTTTTTACCTTTTTTACCTTTTGCCGCTCTTCTTTGTGCGTCACTTGCAAATCCTTCGTAGATAGATTTAAGATACTTTAAAAACTCTCTATCGTTTTTCATATCTTTAAAATCATCATCTTTAAATACATTCTTGATAAAATCTCTTGCGTCTTTAGAGTTTTGTCTGATTAGGTCTAAATTAGAAAATACACCTTCGTTTACACCTTCATTAAATCCATAAACATAACCAGCTTTATGTAAAGCATTTACAAACTTTGCTAAATCTTTTTTGTTTTTGAAAATTTGGATATCAAAGAAATCACTACCATCTTTGTGTGTCTTTTTTCCATCGTGGTACGAGATTGTGTATTTTGCTTTACCAATACCATCTTTTTGGTAGTATCTTTTCTTACCTTCATCAATACCTTTTACTTTTCTTTTAACAATCATTGTGACACCACCCAAATCTTTCGCCCACTTTTCAGCGTCTTTCTTATCTTTGTAAGCTGCGGTTGTTACTGGCTTCACTCCTTTTTTTGGTGAGTACAATACAATATATGCCTCGTTTACTGATTCTTTCTTCATTACAGTAAATGCGACATTTACCATTTTAGGTAAAGATAGTTTTGAAAACTTTT